AGAAAGATAAGTTCTCGAATAATCTGAATAAAATGATCGAGGACAAATTTGAAGAACATAAACAACAATCCAAACCTAAACAGAAACCGAAACTAAAACTTAAAATTAAAACCAAAAAAAAGGTCTCTAAAAAGGTTTCTAAAAAGGTTTCTAAAAAGGTTTCTAAAAAGGTTTCGGTCAAGGACGAACCTACACCTGAACCTGTTAAAAAAACCAAGAAACTTAAGTTAAAAGTTCGATTTGATCCACTAAAAATTAATCCTGATTGGTTAGTCGTCGCTCCTAAAACGACGACGCCTACGAAATATATCTCGAATAATAAAAAATCTTTTATCAATTGGTTTGATTCTACCTATGGTGATTATCGTGTTAAAAAGGATAGTAAATTTGTAAAGAGTATACAATTTGACTACTTTAATCATCAAAAAATACTTCGAAATTATATTAATCATGATTCCCCGTTTAGAGGGCTTTTATTGTATCATGGATTAGGTGTGGGTAAAACCTGTGGGTCGATTGCTATAGCTGAAGGCTTTCGCACGGTAAAGCCAGTGGTTGTTCTATTGAATAAATCATTAAGTCAGAATTTTAGAGATAATCTTAAATTTTGTGGATTTGACTATTTTAGAATCAATCAACATTGGTTTTTCCATAAGTTTGAAGGAAGTGGTGATCAAATGAAAAAATACGCTCAGGAACTAAAGATACCAATTAAACGTGAAGCAAAGGGTGCTTGGTTTATAGATTTTAAAAAGGAACCGAATTATACGACTTTAACCAAGGAACAGAAAAAGATGGTCGATGAACAGATCGAAACTATGATTGATAAGAGATATACCTTCATAAATATGGATGGTTTAAATGAAAAAAAATTAAAAAGTATGACCGAGAAACGTGCATTTGATGATTGTGTGCTCGTCGTTGATGAGGTTCATAATCTGACGAATGCTATGTCGAAAGGTAGCCCAGGTATTCGAGCTCGTTATTTAGAAAAGTTGATTATGGATGCTAAAAATATAAATTTAATTTTCCTTTCAGGAACACCGATGATTAATAATTTATTCGAAACGGCCAAACTATTTAATCTTCTACGTGGCTATATTTATAGTTATGAAATCACAGTTTCTACAGACATCAATTGGGAATTAATTGAACGAACCCTTTCAACCTCGAAGATAATTGATCAATATTTTATCGATAAACGAAATAAAAAGATTACCTTAACGAGAGTCCCACAAGGATATGTAAAGGCGAATGGTGGAATAATAAAAAAAGAGGAGCAAAATATTTATACTCGGGAAGAATTTCTAGAATATCTCAATTCATTCCTGTTAAAAAGTAGTATAGAAGTCCAAAAATTTACAGCTTTTCCGAATAAAGAAGACGAGTTTATGAAACTCTTTTTTGACACAAGTAAAAACGAATTTAAAAATCTCGAATTATTTAAATCGAGAATTTTAGGTCTCGTCTCGTATTATAGGACACAAGATAAGGGATTAATTCCAGAAGTAACGAAAAATGAAATTGTGTCGGTACCGATGAGTGAATATCAGTTTATGAATTATGCGAAGGTTCGAAAGCTTGAAATCGAGAATGATAAATTAAGAAGTAAGAATAAGAAACAGAAGCCGAAGAAGGGAGGTGATATTTTTGAAATAAAATCGAGTTATAGAGCTTATTCTCGCATGCATTGTTCTTTCGTGTTCCCAGAATCAATTCCAAGACCCTATCCAATAACTAAGGAAGGTGAGATCGTGGATGATGTAGAAACCGATTTCGATGAAATTAAGGATAAACAAAAATTAAAGGAGAAATATAATAACTATGAACTCGCTAAAACGAAAACCCTGAAAGATTTAGATAAACAAAAATTAAAGTACCTTACATCGGAAAAGGATAAATTAGAAAAGTTTTCCCCGAAATATGATACAATTGTCAAATCGATTAAACAAAATAAGGGCACATCGTTTATCTATACCGAATATAAAACTCTAGAAGGTATAGCGGTTCTTTCCATTGTTCTTAAAGCAAATGGCTATGCTCCATTTATTATTGGTAAGAAGAGTAATGGAGACTATTTTCAGGACTATGAACATCCAGAAGATGTTGATAAACCCAAGTTTGCCTTTTGGGGTGGGGGTAAACCTGACGAAAGTGAAATTATTCGGAAGATTTTCAATAATGAATTTACAGATTTACCAAGTGTATTAAAGGCACAATTGGAAAAATCCTCTAAAACAAATCTTCGAGGTGAGACGATAGAATTATTACTCACGACCAAAACGGGTGCAGAAGGTATTGATTTGAAAAATGTTCGTCAAGTTCATATCGTTGAACCATATTGGAATCCCGTCCGTATTAACCAGGTTCGAGGTCGCGCGGTTCGTGTTGGGTCGCACATACAACTCCCACCGAAAGAAAGGACTGTAGAAATCTTTTTGTATCTTTCAACGATAACACCAGCCATGAAGAAAACGGATAAAGTAATCGAAATGGATAAAAATGGAACCACCTCAGATGAGGTTCTCTATGAATTATCACAAAAAAAATTAGTAGTAATGGAAACGCTACTTCAATTGATCAAAGAAGCTTCGATCGATTGTAGTTTAAATTATAATGATACCTACAGTCCAGACAAACCATTTAAATGTTTAAGTTATGGTACGTCGTTAGATAGTTCTTATTCCTACGTTCCAGATGTTACCAAACAAACAGAAGATAAAGATTTAAGGAGAAAAATTATGAAAACGACCTGGATTCCAGAGATTGTGTCGATAAAAATTAAGGGTGTGAAAACCAAATTTGCCTTACGTCCTGCACCAGAAGGGGAACCCAAATTAATGTATGACCTAGAGTTATTAAAGGAAAGTGGAAGACCTGGAGAACCACTTGGTGAAATTAACATTAAAGCTGGTAAAAAAATTGTAAAAATTTATAAAAAATCTACATAGGTGGTGGTTTTAAAATAATACAAATCGAACACCTTGAAGTTTGTTTTGTCGGATGGAGATAGGCCCAGGTATTATGTCCCGTTTCTGGGACAGTCGCATCATCGATAAAGGTTCCAATCAGGTCGAGTTTTAATTCATCGATAATTCCTCCTTCTCTAAACGTCCCAATATACCCACTTTTAGGTTTTACAACATAAGTATCTTGTTCTGAAGAATAGATGGTACTTGTCACGCCATCCTCATTCTGAATGAGAGATTTATCGTATTCTTGATTACCATATCCATCATTCGGGATTACAATCGTAGAAAGTTCCCCAAGTGCACGAGTATTCGAATAATTGCGTAATGTTTCGAATTTTCCTCCTCGGATCGTTATTATAAACGATTCTATTTCTTCAAATCGTTTCAGATTTTTCTCAGACGTTCGATCAATCAATTTAAAATTATTGATCGAGAAATATTCTAACCACACTTCTGTACCTGGTGGGTAGTTTACCGAATCATTCAATTGTATGACAAAGTCGCGAATATCAAAAGCATGTGTTGTAACATCATCGGCTTGATCTATAAATAATTCACCAGACTTCGGGTACTCGTCATCATTCACTATATCAAGGGTTAAGATCGTTTTATGTAAGATTGTATTATCTGTAACTTGGTATTTATTCAAAAATTTATCTGGATTTATTTTACTTTTCAGTTCCTTCAGTTCTTCGCGTAAAAGTTGTAGTTCTCGTGTATTACCAACAGTATCTTTAATATTTCCAGAGAGACTTGACTCGTTTGGATCATTTAAAGTATTAAATCCATCATTCGAGAAGGGTGTTTGGTCGGACATTAGACTCATATGTGTGCTATTTTCTATTTTCATGTCAGAGGACGGATCCGTTTTTAACTCCTTTAAGAAGGTGTCGTTTATATCTATATTCGTCGGTTTATTTAACTCTTCCATTGTGTTTAAATTATTCGAGTTGTTATAATCTTCCATATAGGATTGGATTTTATTGGAACTCGGTTTCTCCACAGATTTAGAGACAGATGGAATCATTCTATCCATAGTTACTGGTTGAGTAAAGGAAGTATTCGAGATCTTCGTATTTTGGATCTTACTAATTAGAAAGGGACAAATCGTTTGTACTGCAACAGAATTCATTTCTGAAACATTCAAATCAGTTTTTTTGGAAATTTTTATTAATAATTTATTAATAATTTTATTAAACTTGTCCTTTTTAGTATCGATATTGTAATTGATTTGGCCATAAATTCTATCCTTTATAGACGCATATAATCTATCTATATTCGATTTTAATAAAAAATTTGGATTATTCATTAAATTATTAATATAAAAAAAAAGTAGAAAACAAACTATATCGGTGGTATAAGTTTAAGTCGGATAGTACATTGTGAATCAACATCCCAAGGATACAGATAGGTCCAGGTGGAAAAGCCATTTTCGACCACCTTCTCTGTATCAATAAAGGTTCCCAGTAAATCCACACGTAAACTATCGATGATTCCACCCTCCTTTAGGGTTCCTACGTAATGTTGGGTTGGATCAATATGATGCTGTTGTGGTTGGTTAATCGTAATTGTTGATGACCCATACGGGTGATTCGGTACGATTATTGTAGCATCTTCGGAATATAAATCTATATTCGAAAATTTTTTAATATTTTCAAATTTTCCTCCTCTTATTCTTACAATAAAATTACTAAAAGTTTCACCTGTGATCGCTGGGGTACTGGTGGTATTGGTTGAATCCCTTTTATAGCCTTGAAATTTATGTATGGTGAATGACTCAAGCATGACTTCTGTATTTGGGGGATAGTATAAAGAGTCAGAAAGTGTAATATTATAATCTCGTATATTGGAACTTTGTGTTTGGAAATAATTTCCTATTGTAGTACTCGCCGCGTAGCCCCGTCCCCAACCCGTTCCAGTACCTCCCGTCGCCGCCACCGTTGGATCCCATCCATAAGCACCTGGGGCATGTGGTCCGAAAATCTCTATAGAGCTCGTATTTTTTTCATTTTTGGAAATATCGAGAATTAAAGTTGTTTTCGTTGTTATAGTATTATCATAGAGTTGAAACTTATCCGTAAATCCCTCTGATTTTATTTTTGAAGACATCGAGTGTAATTCCTCTCGTAAGGTTTGTAACTCTATCTGTAATAATCGTGTCTTATCAGAAATATCATTATTGATTAGGGTATTCTCAAACGTATCGATCATGTTGGCATCTGACTCCTTCACTGAGACAAGGTTTTCATCCATATGGTCATATTTGTCAAATCCGTCGGTTTTTCCAAAACTTGTTAAAAAATCCTCGACTGGTTCTTCTAGAACTTGGTCCTCTACGTCTTCCTGTAAAGTGTTCTCTGGTTCATTCGATTCAAGGTTGTCTGGGTTATTCTGTAAAGTTCCCTCTATTGTGTTAAATGATTCAATTAAATTTAACGTATTCGTAGAAAGATCCACCTCGTGTGGAGTTAGTACGATTTCAGAAGAGACGGGAAGTTGTCGTTCAAAATGCATATTCTCTGGAAGGGGTAAAGTATGCGTGGTAGTTTTCTGGATTTTACTAATGAGAAACGGTGTTATGGTATCGACCGCTAGACTATTCAGATCATCCACACACAAATCCTTTTTCGATATTTTTAACAATAATTTATCCACGACTCCCTTATATTTACCCTTTTTCTCAATATTATAATTGATTTGGCTATAGATTCTCTCTTTTATAGAATCATATAATTTAGTCGTATTAGACTCTAATAAAAAATTTATACTATTCATTTAAAATAATAATATAAAATAAAAGCAAAGAAAGAACCTATACCAAAAAATATTTTTTTCTATACCCAAAGATCGTATCATCATCGATAATATTCTTACAGAAACGTTTAAAGGTCGTTTTGGTTGTTAGCATTTTAATTATAAAATTTATACAATACATTCCACATTCTGAATATTTATATTGATGTCGAATACCATTGATTTGTTTTTTTAGAACTATATTCATTTGTTTATATTGATGTTGAATTTTATCCATTAATGCAACAATTTCCTCTTCTGGTGGATAACCATACGAATCAAAATAGAAGAGACCCTTTCTCTCTGTATCTATAAATAGAGCAGTCCAATGCGATCCTGTTTCATTATGTTTATCCAAATTGAAAATTATACCGATTTTGGTTTTATTATTGTGAAAGAGGGGTTCTACTTCTACCTTACATAAATCATCAACGAGACACTGACCTTCTTTATTTTGTAAATCAAAATCTATCGGGACTGGTCCAATAAAAGTAAAGTCGTCTCTATCCCTTTCATATTGTTTCATTACATTTATAATATTATTCGAATCCAACCATTCTCTAGGATTTTTTTTCCATTTGGAAGGCATGTCTGGTCTAAAAATTCCAGGGAGATTTAACAACTGTTTATTCCAACACCACTCGGTTTTACATTGTTTATTTAATTTATTATTTAGACTGTCCCAGAGAACCTTTTTAGAAGATTTAACCTTAATCTTTTTTTTATTCTGTTTATTCCATTTTTTTGTCATTTGTAAAAGCTGTTTTCGAGAATAACAGGTATTCACCTTTTTTGTTGTTTTTGTTTTTGGACTACAAAATTTTTTCCCCTTTAAGGTTTTTCCCATATACTAATACTTATATAAAACTTTATAGGTTATTAGTTCTTTAATTGAATTGAATTATATTAAGGATTTATTGAAGCATATACAGGTTCAATATTGTTGCGTTTATTGGTGCGTTTATTCTTGCGATTATTCTTGCGATTATTCTTGCGATTATTGTTGCTCTTACTAGTCGTTCCATAAGAATTGAATCTAGAGACTCTATTCGGTACCTTCTGAATATTCGGATGAGAATTCGGTATAGAGTAAATGGAGTGTGTTCTTGTTCTTGTTTTTGTTTTTTGTTTTTGTTTTTGTTTTAGTAAATGGGTTGACGACTCTCTGGCCAGCGCCATAGCTTTATTATTTACACCAACATTAGTAGAAAGCTTAGCATAATTAGTAGGAATATCTACAGATTTATGTTTATTCGGGAGAGCGTAAAGAGGGTTCTGACCATTAGGATCATTCACGAGAGCGTAAAGAGGGTTCTGACCATTAGGCTGGTTCGGACCATTATGAGCATTCGGGAAAGCGTAATGAGGGTTCTGATCATTAGGCTGGTTCTGACCTTTATGAGCATTCGGGAAAGCGTAATGAGGGTTCTGACCTTTATGAGCATTCGGGAAAGAGTAATGAGGGTTCTGACCATTAGGCTGGTTCTTACCGTTATGAGCATTTGGGAAAGTGTAAAGATTAGAATTAGCACGTTTCACAGGCGTTTCGTACTGTGCCTCCTGTACAACAGGCGTTTCGTACTGTGCCTCCTGTACAACAGGCGTTTCGTACT